TGTTACTCAAAGTCCTATACAAGGGCTAACACCTAAAATGATCCCAACAGTGGGGAGAATGGTTTATTACAAGTCATATGGAACTCCAGGTGGAGAATATCCATCAGTCGATAGAGCAGCTACAATTACGGAAGTGATTAATGCAGAAGAAGGAATTATTAGTTTATGTGTATTTAACCCAGAAGGACTTTTCTTTAACAAAAAAGTTAAACAAGGACAAGCTAGTGGTCAATGGGATTGGGTGCCTTACACAAAGGAACAAGCTCTAAAATAATCATTTAGTGAGCCTCATTCGTGGGGCTTACCATAATGGTTACTGGGGGTGGTCTAAAAAATCTTACACTACCTAGACATCATGGTTAAGTTAATCATTTAGTTAATCTTTAATTTATAACCAATAAAACCTATGATAGAAATATGCTCACACGAATTAAAGTTAAATAAGGAAGAGGATTTTGTTTTCTGTATTAAATGTGGTAAGTCTTGGAAAAATAAGATTGAATATGTTTTAACTCCGATAACCCCAAACACAACACCAATAATACCAAATAATCCTTATTATACGCCAACAATAAATTAATATGTACACAATAGAAGAATATGAAAAAAAATAAGCTAAAAAGGAAAAGGTGTGTTTGTATAAAATGTGGTATTAATTTTTCATATAAGCAGTCCTTTGTTGGACAAGACAGAAGATTATGTGATAATTGGCGACCAGTTTTTTCAGTTAATTAATAATAAATAATATGCAACAAAATAATTATTCTTTAATCTTTTTACTAATCCATATTTCATTAATATTATGGTTAGCAATATATTATTTAATTAAAATAAAGAATATATTAACTTAATATGCTAACCCTAATCTTAACTCTATATGCAATTCAAATACAAACACAAGCAATCATGTGCCAAGCGAATATCTATGAGGTTGTGGTTGAGGCGAGTGCTTACAATAGTTGTGAATGGCAAACTGATGGTAGTCCAGGCATTACTGCATATGGTTATAAACTCACAGATGACAGCAAGGTGGTTGCATCGAACTTCCTCAAGGCTCACCAACTTATCAGTATTGATGGAGTTCTATACACCAACGAAGACAAAATGGCACAAAGGTATCAAGACCATATTGATATATATATGGGTTCGTGTACCACAGCGAATATTCAGAAGGCAGTTAATTTCGGCAGACAAACTAAGAAGATAATAATATATGAATAGGATATGCAAACAATGTGGTAAAGCACTATATAGAAAAAGTGGTGAACAAAAAAGAGATTATGAAAAAAGAAAATAAAAATAATAATATAAGTATGTTTACTCATGGAATGATGGTCCAGCTCACCTGCTTAGGTAGGTGGTCTTATTACTGCTATCATTCCATAAATTAATTTATTAAATAACAAAAAACTTATGACAAAACAAATGAAAGTTGACAGCTACTAGTTAGTATGAAAAAAACAGAAATAAAAAAACTAGACAAGGAATGGAGCTTACAGATAAGAAGTCTCGGACATTGTGAATATTGTGGTAAGCAAGGAGATGAGTGCCAACTACACCCACACCATTATGTAGGTAGAAGAAACAGAGCCACAAGGTGGTATCTACCCAATGGGATATGTCTATGTGCTTCACATCATACTTTGGCTGTAAAATCAGCACACGGCGATCCAGAGTGGTTCAGGGGAGAGATGCTAAAGTTAAGAGGTAAAGACTGGTTAAATGAGATAGTGGCACAATCTAATAAAATATTTAAAGGTACTTTTGAACAGGTACAATCTCACTTAGAGGGCGATAATAATTACTTATGAGAAAAGACGTAAGAGAACGAATACAATACATGAAATATCAGATAGGCAGAAGAAAAGCTAAACTAAAGCATAATAGCTTTTGGTCTGAAATGGTTGAAGAAAGTAAAATGGACTGGCATGATGTGTATATGATAGACAGACAGATTGATAGTTTGTACTGCAAAATAGATAAGCTCGTAAAAGTGGCTGTGGACAGAAATTGTAGGTATAGTAAAATAAGCGAGTTTTTGGGGTGTTGACAAAACCCTAAAAGTTTGCTATACTTAAGGTAATGCTTAATGAAGCTGGGACTTAATATAGTAATCCCCTCCCACTATATTATTTCCCGACCTTATTAAGGATTAAACCATGCAGAGAACTACAATAAACAAAAAATCGACTCAATACTAACAAGTTTGGGCATTTTTTAGTACCATTAAGACAGAACGACAAGTAAGATAAAACACCTCAATTCTTCGATTAGGTATAAAAGGCTTCGGCTTCTTATTTCCTATACTCTTGGAGGAATGTTACAACTGTTCTTAAATCTTAATGGTACTAAAAAGTATGGAAAACGAACCAGTTAAAATTGATAAGAAGTATTACCTACTAAGAAAAGGCGTAAACGAGAATGGCTGGTACGCTGAGTTAGAAGAGGTAACAGGATATGACGATCATTATGATAAGAAATAATAATATATTATGGCTAAGTTTACTAATGAAGAATTAAACGGTGTAAAGGTAAGAGAAAGTTTATTACAGGCTAAACAGATTGAGTTTAGTTTGTTGTCTAATGAAAAAGATATTTACGTTACAGGAATATTAGAAAAGTATAAACTTGATCCGAAAGCTAAATATACTATTGCAGAAGATGGAGAGATTTTAATTAGTACAGAAAAAAAATAATATGGCAGAAGCAGGAAGACCAACTGACTTGACAGATGAACTGATTAAGGAAATTAAACAGTCTATTTTGGGTGGTAGAAACATAAAAGAAACAGCAATTTATATATTTGAAAATTACCCTAACTTAGGTGAAAAAGAGAAAGGCAATGGGGTAGATAACTATATACAGAAGTTCTATAACTGGAATTGCGATAATTACTTAGATATGGCTGATAAGGTTGAAGGGTGGAAGCGAGATCGTAAGCTAATGTTAGCTGAAAAGAAGTTAGAAGATATACTAGACTTTGATGTAAGTGATAAAGATACTATCAAGGTACAGGCTGATATAGCTAAGTTCACAGCAGAGACGTTAGGAAAGAAGACTTATAGCAAGAGAAGTGAGCATACAGGAGCAGAGGGAGAACCTTTAATAAAAGGATTTATTTATGAGAAACCAGATAAATTATGATTAAAAATTGTCTAGTTTGCAACAAGGAATTTAAAACATATCCGTCCAAACAATTATAAAGGTGGCTACATAAAGAAGGGTAAGAACACAAGTTATAAATACATACAATCACCAAATCATCCACATTGTAATAAGGATGGCTGTGTGGCACAGCATAGATTAGTAATTGAAGAGTTGCTTGGCGATTACTTAGACCGAAAACTAGAGGTCCACCACATAGACTGTAACGGATTAAATAACAATATAGAAAACTTAAAATTAGTAACAGGAAAAGAACATAAAATAATACACCTTAAGGACAATGTTCATAAAAGGTGGCAAAGGTAATTTCCCCCACTAAGTATCATATGAGAACAGAGATAACTCCCACAATTAAGCCAACAAAAAAGCAACATCAAGCATGGCTAATGTTACAGGACACAATCTCAAAGTATGTGGTATTTGGTGGGGGAGCTTAGTAGGAGGTGGGAAGAGCTGGCTCGGTTGTGAATGGTTACTTACTCAATGTTATTTCTACCCTGGAACGAAATGGTTTATAGGTAGAGAAGAACTGAGCCGACTTAAAAAGAGTACATTTGTTACTTTCACAAAGGTATGTGCTTATCACAAGATACCTGATACTGATTGGAAACTAAACGGACAAGACAACTACATAGAGTTCACAAATGGGAGCAGAATTGATCTGCTAGACTTAGCAATGAAACCTTCTGACCCCTTGTATGAGCGTTACGGTAGTTCAGAATATACAGGTGGCTGGATTGAAGAAGCAGGCGAAACTAACTACATGGCTTTTGATGTGTTAAAGAGTAGACTTGGCAGACACATGAATAAAGAATACGAGATCAAGAGCAAGATGTTAATGACCTGTAATCCTAAAAAGAATTGGTTATATAAGTTAGTATACAAACCTTTCAAAGAAGGTACACTTGACCCTAAATGGGCGTTTATTCAATCATTGTACTCAGACAATCCGTTTACAGCAGACGAGTACGGAGAGAATCTAAGCGAGATTACAGACAACGCCACAAGACAAAGACTAATGCACGGTAACTGGGAGTATGATGATGATGATAACGCAATGCTTACTTATGACGATATTATAGATTGCTTTACTAATGTAGCAGAGCATGGAAATAAGTATTACGTTGCAGATATAGCAAGGTATGGAGGAGATAGGATAGTTAAAGGTAAATGGAACGGATTTCATTGTTACAATATAAGTTGGAATCAGAAGCAAGGACTTGATACCACTATTACTCAGATCAGAGACGATTTAATCAACGAACAGATACCTTATAGCCATTGTGTTGTAGATGATGACGGAGTTGGTGGTGGTGTAACTGATATGCTTGGTGGTGTTAAAGGGTTTGTAAATAACTCTAGTCCAATGGATATTGGAGGAATTAAACAGAACTATCAGCATTTGAAAGCACAATGTGCATACGAGTTAGCAAGATTAATTAAACTACATAAAATTAAGATAACAGTTGAAGACGAAACTACAAAGAACCTTATAATAGAAGAGTTAGAAGTGTTGAGACGTAAAGACTCTGACAAAGACGGTAAGTTAAAGATTATACCTAAAGAAGAAATGAAAGAGGTTCTGGGTAGAAGTCCTGATTTCCTTGATATGCTTATTATGAGAATGTACTTTCAATTTAAAAACACAACAGTAAGACCATTATCAGGGGGAGTCTTGAGAGATTATAAATAAATATGATAAATAAAGAAGTTAAAAGAATTATAGATTTGACACAAGAGTCAATTAATATAACAGTAGGCGAAAGTGAGAGTGCTTTAAAGTTCAATCACTTTGAAACTATTAGAAGAATAGAGTTTTATATAAACAGCAGATACATTGATAACAACCCTGGTATATTCTGGAACATTATCAATCCACGTATTGTACATTTTGCAAAGAACATTGATTTAGATACAAAAGACTTGCAACCTCATGCAGAGGGTGAAGTGGGATATATTCAGTCATGGATATTAAAGATGAAATTTTATCGATGGTTGGAAGATAACCATTTTGCATTAACGCTCAATTCAAGGAGTGTAGGACTGTCAGGCTTTGGTAGTTGGATTTGGGAAGTTAGCAAGACAGGTGCAAAGACAGAAGCAGTAGAAGTTCCATTAGGTAATATGTACTTTGATACAACTGTTGAGAGTATTAGAGATACTAATGTGGTTCGTAAATATTACTTAACACGAGACGAGATCACAGAGAAAGAAGGTATTTGGGAACATACAAATACAGTTCTTGACCTATGCAAGAAAGATACAGTAGAGATTTGGAAGTTCACAGGGACTTATGATGGAGTGTATCAAGACGTATACGGTTACGGATATGGAGATGATTATATTGAATTATATACAAAGAAGTTAAAGGAAAGTCCTTACTATGATTTCCATGTTGGAGAATATCAAGGTAGGTGGCTAAGAATCGGTGTAGGAGAAAGATTATTTGATTTACAGGTACTAGCTAATAAGTTGGTAAACCAAAACGACAAGAACAATGATATTGCTTCATTACTATTACTAAGAACAGCTAACCCTGAACTAATGGGGAACGCTCTTCAAGACGTAATGAGTGGAGAGATTATCAATTCAGATGACTTGCAACAAATTGGTATTACAAACTCACAGTTTAGTACATTTATAGCACAGTTACAGAAGATTGAAGATAAGGCAGATCAACTATGTCTAACACCGAATGTAATTACAGCAGAAGCTACTCCTGCCAATATGCCTTTCAGAAGTCTAGCAACACTTACCAATGCAGGTAAGAGTGCGTTCAGACTTATCAAGGAAAGTGTAGGAGAATCAACAGGGTACTTATTAAAAGAAAGGATATTCCCAGCTATTGTGGCTGAATGGAATAAGGGAGAGTTGTTTGAAATAGCAAGAGATGAGGCTGATCTAAAATACTTTGAAAAACAAGTAGGTAAACTAATGAGATGGAGAACCTTTACTAAGAACTTGTTAGCAGGTAGGGCAACTTCAATGGAAGAACTCGATCAGCTTGATAAGGTGTTGGCAGAGGGTAATGAAGAAGCTCCTAAGAAGATACAAATTCCAAAGAACTTCTTTAATTTCAAGTTCCAGATACGAACAAATATTACAGGAGAAGCTATTGATAAACAGCAACGTAATGACGCACTGTATAACGCATTGACTTGGGTACAGAGTAATCCAGCTATTGTAAATGTTCCGTACTTCAAACAGTATTGTGAAGAGAACGGTATTAATTACTGGAGACTTACACCTGACCAAGTACAAGAAATGCAACAGCAGGCACAACCTAATGCACCATCAGAAGCAATACAGACAGGTAAAACAAAAGATAAATTACTTTCATCAGTAGATAGCGAATAAATATATGAGCAACATTTCAAATGAAGATTTAGTATTAATAGAAGCGTTATTCTTAGAAGAGATTAAGAAACTTAATAAGTCAATCAATGTCGATAAGAGCAACGAGTTTATAGCTAAGAGATATGTTGCTAATCTGGAAGCTGAGAAGATTATATCGAAAGTATTGAAACGTATCAAGACAAAGGTAATAGGAATTGAAACAGATAAAGTAAGCTACAAATAATATGAAAAGACTTACAAGCTATTACGGAGGAGTAAGCTATGGATTTGGCTTTAAGTGGCTATGGTTCTGGTTATCTGATTATACAGATAATACAGTATTAGCAGACCATAACTATTCATTACAGATACTATGGGGCAAAGGATTGAAGCGAACAAAAATATTTAAAAATTAGTTCTCACTAATCTATTAAAAAGTGATTTAATAATAACCTATCATTTTATGGAAAATGAAACATTCCAAGAGGAGGAAATCTTTGAGGAAAATGTAGAGACAACTACTCCAGAAACCGACAATGAACAAGTCGATAACACACAGGAAGAAGAGACTGTTGAAACAGAGGAATCTTCAGAAGATGTTGAGAGTTTGAAACAGCGACTTGAAAAGATAGAAGCTGAAAACAAAAAGCTCTATGGCAGATTAAAGAGAGATAATAAAAAAGAAAAGAAAGAAGAACCACAGGATGACGAGGTAGACTTAAAGATCGAGTTCTTTACCAAAGGACACAACAGAGAAGACTTACTCGAGTTAAACAAAGTAATGCGTGGAACAGGCAAAGACTTCACAGAAGCACAAGCTGATCCCTTATTTACTGCGTACATTGAGAAAAAGGAAACGGAACGAAAGGATGCACAAGCTGGTATTAATTCCAAGCGTGGTGCTCCTGCAAGACCGACAGTTGAAAGAGATATGGACAGAGATGACCATAAAGAGCTTTGGAAAAAGGCAACAGGTAATTAAGGTAGTTCGTTGTTCCTGCGAACATTAATATGGCTTTAGGAACAAATCACGAGACAAGTACAACACTTGCTACTCTTATCCCAGAAGTATGGGGACAAAAAATTAACGATTTTTATTGGCAAGATTTAGTAATTGCACCTTTCTTCATTGACAGAAGTGAAGAATTGGTAGCAGGTGGAGACATTTTACACACACCTACAATGGTGGAAATGGCTTCTAACCCAAAAGCAAACGGAAGCGAAGTTACATTGAACAAACCAACTGAACTATCAGTTGATCTAACTGTAACAACTTGGAGCGAAGTATCATTCTTAATTGAAGATAGAGAAGCTTCAACCATGAAACAAGGGTACAACGTAATGGAAGTCCAAATGAAAGGTGCAGCTAAGACTGTTTCAACTGATCTTGAATCAGCAGTAGCAGCATTGTTTGATAACTTCACATCTAGTGTTGGTGGATCAACTGCTTCATTAGTAGACAGTTCAATCCGAAGTGCTATTTCTACATTAGAAACTGGTACATTGTCAACAGTAGACGTAAACGATACAGCGTTCTTTGTTAAACCTTCAGTATTCTGGAATCAAATTCAAGGGCTAGATAGATTTGCTTTGGCAATCAACGCTCCTGTACAAGATCCAGTAAGTAAAGTTCCAGATGGTTACCTATATGGTATTCCAGTATACAGAACTGTAAACGTAGCATACGTTTCAGGTACAACTGGTGCTTATAACTGTTTGGCTAAGAAAGAAGCTATCCATTGGGCTAGTCGTTCTTTCAAAGTTGAAGGAAACAGTGGAATGGTAGGTGCTCAGGGGGTACGAGTACAAGCTAACTATATTCCTGAATATTTAGGAACATTAGTAACAGCTGACCTATGTTATGGTGTAGTAATGAACCGAGCAACAGCTGGTGTTACAATCTTAACTAGTGCATAAATTAGATAATATAATTTACTCATTGGCTAATCGTCAGACCGACCAAGCCAATGGGTCTGAAGTAAATTAATATGAGCGTAAAACTAGGTCTATTGACCAAAAAGAAAACAATGTTAGGTAAGCAAGGGGAGATAGTGAGTAGTGAAATAATTGATATGTCTAAACCTGGGGCTGAATTGCAGAGCAAGGTAGACGCAAGACTAAAAAGATTGGGGATCAAAAAATAATATGACAAGACAATACAAAATAAAAGACGATAAGATTAAAGGATTACTAGAGAAGAAAGAAAAGACAGTAAACGAAGGTAAGGTATTAGCTACTGAATATGGCAATATTGAAGAAGAGTTAAAAAAGGTCGGATTAAGACTTCAAAAGGTCAAAGACAAAATCATTCCTTTGGTAAAGGGTTGTTATAAAGATATGGATCTAACTGAGACAGAAGATGTTACATCAGTTGCAATCGTAGACGGTGAAGTTGTAGCAGAGATTACAGACGCAGTAGCTTTCTATAAAGAAAATTATTTAAAACAGAAATATGAAAAGCCTAAGACAGAAAACACAGGAAGCAAAGGAGCTGACAGTGGAGCAAAGGCAAAGTAAAGGTCTTACACAAGACAGGATAGATACTATAAGACAGTTAGACGGAGTAAAAGCTAACGCAATGAAACTAAAACAGAGTAAATCTTTTGTATGAATATATATTATGTAGGAACAGTTCCAGGAGGTTGTTACTATTACAGGTGTTATTTACCAATGTTACACAATGGTTGGGATGGTAACTATATTTCAATGTATTCACAGGGCAAAGATAGCAAACAAATAGCTAAGGAGGTAATGCAACAGGATATAGTTGTATATCAAAGACCGTCAGAGTTGCCACGTTTGGACTCAGCTAAACTATTACAACAGGCTGGTAAGAAGATCGTATTTGATAATGACGATACTTATAAAAAGCTAGATGATAGAATGAATTTCAAAAAAGAGTTCGAGTTGCAAGCCGGTACACTAGACGAGTTTATTGAAATGGCTGACCTTGTAACAACAACAACTGAAACATTAGCTAAAGAATATAGAAAACTTAATAAGAATGTTGTAGTATTACCAAACTTTATAGATCCTGACGATTGGGACACACCATTAAGAAACGATAATGGGAAGGTACGTATAGGGTTGGTTGGTAGTGTTACTCATAACAAGGATTACGAACATATAAAAGAACTGATCGAGGTATTAGCAGAAATTGGTAGCGTTGAACTTGTTGTAATGGGTATGAGAGAAATGCCTAAGGTGTTCAAAGAGAAAATGCAAGAGGAGATAGACTATTGGGCTGGGCTTAATATTGAATGGGTCGACAGTGTTGTTAATAGTGAATACCCTGATAAGCTGAACAGTTTGAAACTTGATCTGATGTTAATTCCGAGGGCAGATACATATTTTAATAAGTGTAAAAGTAATTGTAAGTTCTTGGAAGCTTCAATGTGTGAGATACCAGTAATAGCACAAACATTTGGAGACGATCTAAGTCCTTATGACAATAATGATTACCTAATTACAGCTAATACACCTGAAGAGTGGGAAATCGCTGTTTTGGGGCTAATGGTAGACGTTGAATGGCGAAAAGAGATAGGAAAGAAAGCGAGAGTCCATGTTATTGAGAACTATAATATAGAAGACAAGGCACATCTATGGAAAGAAGCATACAAAAAGTTAGTATAGTATTGCTTACATATAATCGGTTAGAGTATGTAAGACAGAGCGTTGAGAATAACCTTGCAAAGGCAGGTTACCCTATATTTGAGGTTATATGGGTAGATAACAATTCAACAGACGGTACTATCGGCTATATGCAAGGACTTGGTCTTGATAAAGAGATACTCAATAATGAAAACACAGGGGTGGCTCGTGGATATAATGCAGGTTACAAAATAGCAAAGGGGGATATAATTGTTAAACCTGGTACTGATATGGTATTGCCACAAGACTGGTTAAAGAAACTAGTAGAAGGTCTTGAAACTGGCAGAAGAGCTGGAGTGGTTGGCATTGTTTGGAACGATACTAATATCCCAGAACGTAAACTAGGAGAAGTTGAAGGAAACCTTATAAAGGCTAAGGTTGTTGGTATACAGGCTATTAAGAAAGAAGTATTTGAAGTAGCTGGTTATTTGCCAGAGAATCACGGTCTATATGGGTGGGATGATGTTGAATGGGATATAAATGTAAGGAAATACTTTTACACTTATTATTTAACTGATGTAATGGCTGAACACTTAACTTATTTAGATAACACAGAGTACAAGGAATATAGTGATTTCAAAGACTCAGGAGAACAATGGATATAGGAATAGTAACAATTTGCTATAACGGTTACGGTAAGTTTGCTAAGAAGTGGGCAGAGAGTATGTCTCAGCTATCTAGGAACATTACCATAGTTGCTATGGGAAAAGATCACGGAATAACAGATATACCTGATTGGGTTAATGTTATTTACTCGGACAAGGTTACTATGGGGGTTGCAAGGAATATAGGAGTAAGGGCTACTAATGCAGAATGGATATTATACTTCTCAATAGATGACTTATTAAAAGAGAATATTGTATACGAAGTTAAGCAGGGCGTAAGGTGTGCTGACGCTTGTTTTCTAGGACTGGAAATACACAAAGACGGAAAGGTTACAGATTACGAAATAACATTACCAAGTGTTTCTTCAATCAACAGGTGGGCTCATAAGTTCATAGTTCCTGGTTACCTTATATACAGGAAATCTATTTGGGAGCAGATACCTTATGTTGATACGGACTATCCGAACTTGCCATTTATATTTCAACAATTACATAATGGGGTAAGGTTCAGTAAGACAAAGACTGTATGTGCTGAATATATAAGGTGGGAGAAAAGCCATAGTGGGCTAAGAGATAAAAAGAGCATAGAAGATGTAACAAACTATATAAACCAATATGTCTGATGTTTACCAAGAGCGATACATAGCTCATCAAAAAAGAAAGAAAGAATCATTGATTAGCAGTTTTGGAACGACTAAGTTTAAGACTTACAATTCTAAAGTTTTTGATACAGTATTGGAAGTTTTTAAGAATAGGAGAAGTCAAAGGTTTTATAGTGGTGAGGTTAGTTCTCAAGAGCTGGAAAAACTTATGTCTATAATAAGAACAATGCCAAGTTCTTGCGACAGAAAACCTATATTTATATCTTGTATTGAAAGTAGAGATAGCAAGGCTCTATTAGGTGGATTGTTAGTCGGTGGTGTTGGTTGGGTACATAGATCTGATAAGATTATATTATTGTTTGCTGATATGACAGCTTACAAGAATCCTGCTGAACGTGATAACATGCCTTACCTTGACGCTGGTGTGTGTATTCAATCTTTATACATAGGAGCAGAAGCGTTAAACATTGGTGGTTGTTATGTCAATCCGAATATAAGAGAAGAGAACAAAGATATTTTTAATAAAAGATTTAATCCTAAAGGCGATCTCTTTTGTGGAGCTTTTGCAATAGGTAAATACAATAAAAAGGCAATTAAATAAGTATGCCAATAACAGAAAAACAAAGAAAGGCACTAGAGGACATAAGGCTAATTGAAAAAATAAAGGCTGACAGTGATTTAGTGCTATTTGATTATATAAAAGAAAGTAAAGAACAGTTAGAATCAGTTAATGGCGAAGACGGTGATAAGGGTGATAAGGGTGATAAGGGTGATAAGGGTTCAACTGGACCAAACGGAGATAAAGGCGAACGAGGTAAAGAGGGAAAGACTGGAAAGAAAGGAAAGGACGGAACTAAAGGGGAAAGAGGAGTAGTAGGATTTGACGGACTAGACGGAACTGACGGTAAAGACGGAGAACAAGGAGAACAAGGAGACAAGGGGGATATACCAAAACATAAATGGAAGGGAACTAAGCTATCATTTGAAAATTCTGATGGTTCTTTTGGTAAATGGGTCAACTTAGGAAAGAAAGGTGGAGCGTTATCACAGATTATACAGAATGTAGGAACCATAACTAAAGATGAAACTGATCCTATATT